GGACTATTTGAGATATTTCTAAAGATGCACAAACACCTTGGAATTAAGGAGAGTATTGTGTACTCAAAATTTCCTCATATAGTCCAAAAGCTAGATATATACTATGGAGAACAAGAGTTCGTAGATTACTTAGAGCAAGATCTGTTTATGTTTGAGCCTACGCAAGGAAGAGTATCCAGAGCGGGGTTTCCAATTGATGCACTTATCGAACTAGACTTTATTCTAAGGGATTATCTTTCTCGCTTTCCCAACTTAAAGTCAGAAACCTTGCAAAGAGAGAGGGACCTATGGGGCGGAGAGCGAATCTGGCGCTAAAAAGTACAGCACTTATTTTTTGGTGGGAAAACGAGGACAGAGAGTTAGTATCTCGTTTCTTTCGTACAGAAAAAGAAGCCCTAGAGTGGTTAAAAGTGCTTGACACTTACAGCGACTGCGAGTATAATAATCATATTCTGGAAATAAGGAGAAAGTATGGAAGGTAAAAAGTTTGATGGGGAAAAGCCTCGTCTGCATTTATTACCGCCTAAAGCATTGGTGGAAGTAGGAAAAGTATTAACATTCGGAGCACAAAAATATGACGAACAAAACTGGCGTAAATTGGATAGACTTCAAGAAAGATATACCGGTGCTGCTCTTCGGCATATTTTTTCTCATATGGATGGAGAGCGTTGGGATAACGAAACAGGGTATTCCCACTTGGCTCATGCAATCTGCTGCCTTCTCTTCAAGCTCGAAATAGAGACTGAAGAACAGATAAAAGCAGAAGCAGAAGAACTATTAGCAAAGATTACAGAGGACGAATGGTATGGCGCGTGGTGTGAAGAAGAGGGACGGAGAGAATCTCAGCGACAGCAATATCAAGAAAGTTATACAATTACTTTCGGCGGAGTCGCCGATTACGAAAAAACAAGCGTGCGAGATGCTAAATATAGCGTACAATACAACCCGCTTGGACAGGATCATCGAGGAATACCACGAGAGGAAGGCGTTTGTAAAACTCCGCAAGAGCCAGCTTCGTGGCAGACCAGCCTCGAATACAGAGATAGCCGAGATGGTAACTTCTTATCTGAACGGCGAGAGCTTTCAAGACATTTCGAAGGCTACGTATCGCAGCCTAGCATTCGTGAAATCCGTGATCGAGCGAGTTGGTATTCCATCTAGGGTATTGGAAGATGATGCTTGGAAACCTGACTATCTGCCAGAGCAGTGTGTAGCAGGAAGTTTTACAGAAGGTGAAATTGCATGGTCAGCAGTATATCATCGTCCTTGCATCATTGAAGCAGAGATGTCAGTAGATTACCAGGCTGAAAAGCTAGGTTACCAAGATGTCAACTACGAAAAGAAATATAGTAGTAAAGCATATAAAATCTACGTACTGACAAAGTCAGACGATGACGAGGATGACTTTATGCGTAGACGGATTCCTGGGTTCTATGGCTATTCACTAGCATATGATCTAGGTAGTTTACAACACTTAAAAGAATATGGAGTAGACCTGAGAAAACTATGATTAAGATAACTAAAAAAGATGCGGAAATAGCAGAAGCGTGGGTTGAATTAGTGTTTAAGCTAACAGTTATTGCTGCAGCATTTAAATACATTTTCGCAGGTTAATGCGAAAAAAAGTTCTTGACTTTCCTTGCTCTAATCTGTATAATATACATATATTCAGTGAGGAAACCAATGGGCGACCGATTTTATAGACAACAACTCGAAACCCTGGGCACTTGCCCAGGATACAAAAATCCCAACAAAAGGAAAAAGAAAATGGCTTGGACCGACGAAAAGAAAGCGCAAGTAATTGAAATGTACGAAGCGGAGAATCCTACTCCCGAAAACTCAATGGAAATCGTCAAAGCAATCGCAGAAGACGTAGAAGAATCACCTAATGGTGTTCGCATGATTCTAACCAAGGCTGGCGTATATGTTAAGAAAGTCGCAGCTTCTGGTAGTAGCTCTTCCACTAAAGCAGCATCTACAGGCGGCACTCGTGTATCAAAAGCCGCAGCAGTAGAAGCTCTCACCGCAGCTATTCAAGATGCAGGTCAAGAAGCTGATGAAGAAATTCTTGGCAAGTTGACTGGTAAAGCTGCTCAATACTTTACTACCGTTATCACCGCTCTCAACAACTAATCCCTGCTACCTTAGGGAAGCAGCTGACCCCTGCTCTACCAAAGGGTCTCTTCTCACATCCTAGTAAAGACAGCACAGTAAAAGATTTTGCTAACCTGCTTTCAAAGGAGCAACTGTGAAAAAAGAAGAACTAACACAGATCGTTGAAGAATACGGTGATGCTATTATTACTTATCGTAGTGAAAATAGTAAAAAGCTGAAGTATAATGTTTGTACGTTAGACTTTAGTACACCTTATGTTCAACAAAAAAAGAATCGAGCGAAGGAATCTGATGATACTTTGTTGCTTTTCTGCTGGGATACAGACTCTTATCGCTTAATTAAGCCTAGGAATGTTACCAGTGTAGTACCTTTGTCAGCCGTATTGAAAAATACGGGGGCAAGAAATGGAACTGCATGAAGCACCAGAGTTATTTGAAAGAGTAATTCACGAAGATTCTGTACGACACACGCAAGTACGGCTTACTGTATCTACTTTTCGCGGAGTAGAGTATCTAGGCTTGCGTAAGTATTATATGGACTTTGATGAGGAATGGAAACCCACGCCTGACGGTATCTCTTTTCCAATAGACTTTCATAATTCTCGTGAACTCTTTATAGGGCTTACGGAAATTATATCGCTAGCGGAAAGTAAGGAGATTATAGAGCAATATTTCAAAGACATTATTTTAGACATTTACTCTGAATAATTCTTGACTTTAGTTGCTATATACTGTATAATATACTTGTATTTTGAATGGGAGAACAACTTTGGATTTTTTAGAAAAGGCAAGTAAGGCATACTACGAAGGCAACCCTATCATCTCTGATGAAGAGTTTGATATGTTGGCGGAGCAGTGTAACTTCAATAATGTCGGCTATCAGGTAACTGATGGTATTCCTCATAAATATCCAATGTACTCTTTGCAAAAATACTTTAACTTAGACGATGCCCCAGCATTGTCAGGATATGTTTGTACTCCCAAACTAGACGGAGCTGCTATCTCGATACTATATGTAAACGGACAGCTTGCACTAGCTCTGACTAGAGGAGACGGTAAGGTTGGTCGTGATATCACAGACAAGATTCGCTTATTAGTACCTAATGCTATTCGCTTATCCGGCTCTGTTCAAATTACTGGTGAAGTAGTTTGTCCAAAGACAGTTGAGAATGCTCGTAACGTAGCTTCCGGTTCTCTGAACTTGAAAGATATGGAAGAGTTTAAATCACGTATGTCCAATCTTACATTTGTAGCCTACGGCGTTCAAGGCATGGTTTTTGACTACTGGTCTAAAGCTATGGGTGTCTTGTATCTCGAAGGGTTTAATACTGTCGATGAGTTCAATGCTGACAACTATCCTACGGATGGCTTAGTATATCGTATCGACTCTATGGGACGCTTTGCAGAGCTAGGTTACACTGCTCACCATCCTCGTGGTGCTTTCGCCTTGAAAGAACAAAAGGCTGGTGTAGTAACTAAATTGCTCGATGTTGTGTGGCAGGTAGGTAAGAGCGGGGTCGTAAGCCCTGTAGCAATCCTGGAGCCAGTATTGGTGGGAGACGCTACTGTCTCTCGGGCTACTCTACACAACATCGAGTACATTCGCGAACTTAACCTTGAGTTGGGTTGTTCGGTAGAAATCATACGTTCAGGCGAGATCATACCTCGTGTTGTACGTCGTGTAAATGTTTAGGTCACCTACTGAAAAATAGTTCTTGACTTTTTGAACTGACTCTATTATAATATATACTCAACTTTGGGAGAAGTAAGTAAATGTTTCAAATTTCACCGCCTACACATTGTCCAGCGTGTTCATCGCTACTCGTGTGGGAAAACCATCTTCTTTACTGCCGCAATACTTCATGTGCTGCTCAGTCTAGCAAGAAGGTTGAGCACTTCGCCAAGACTCTTAAAATCAAAGGTCTTGGACCAGCTTCTATCGAGAAGTTGGGGTTGACCGACATTGACGAGATTTATTCTTTGTCACTACAGTCGGCAACCGAATTGCTTGGTTCTGAAAAGCTCGCAGAAAAACTTCTTTCTGAAATCCAGAACTCAGTAAAAGCCCCCTTGGAAAATGTTCTTCCAGGGTTCAGTATTCCTTTGATTGGTAAAACTGCGTCACAAAAGTTGTCTACAATTTGTAAAGATATAACTGATATTACTAGAGACAACTGCAAGGCTGCAGGTATTGGCCCCAAAGCTACAGAGAACCTGATGGCATGGCTTGAGAATGACTTTTACTGCTTTTACGATGGTTGTTTACCTTTCGATTTCAAATTTAGTAACAAAGCTACAAAACAAGTAAGTAACAAAGGCGTTGTCTGCATAAGCGGAAAATTGAAGAGCTTCAAGACAAAAGCCGAAGCGACAGCCGCACTTACTAACGCAGGCTACGAAGTTAAAAGTAGCCTCACAAAGCAAGTTACTATTCTTGTTAATGAGAGTGGTATAGAATCATCAAAAACTAAACAAGCCAGAGATGCTGGCGTAATTATTGTTACAGACCTTAACTCAATATTGGAGAATTAAATATGGCACTTCCTAAGTGGACCGAAGAACGTACAGCTGAACTCACCTCTTTCGTAGGCAACGAGTCACCTGTCTCACAAGCAACTGTTGCAGAAGCAGCAGACCAACTCGAAACCTCACCTCGCTCAGTTTCTAGCAAACTGCGTAAGATGGGTTACGATGTAGAGCTGGCCTCACAAGCAGGCGGCAAATCATTCACTGAAGCTCAAGAAGCTACTCTGGCTGCCTTCGTAGAAGACAACAGCGGTGAATACACTTACGCTGAAATCGCTAGTCACTTTGAAGACGGCGCATTCTCAGCTAAATCAATCCAAGGCAAAATCTTGTCAATGGAATTGACCGGTCACGTTAAGCCAACTGAGAAAGTTGTTGCTGCACGTACCTACAGCGAAGCTGAAGAAGCTACTTTCGTTAAGATGGTTAATGATGGTGCTTTCGTTGAGCAAATCGCAGAAGCATTGGATCGCTCAGTAAACTCTGTACGTGGTAAAGCTCTGAGCTTGTTGCGTTCAGGTGACATTGATGCTATTCCTCGTCAAGAAAACACCAAAGGTACTAGCAAGTCTGATCCTTTGGCCGATCTGGACAACATTGCTTCAATGACTGTTGAGCAAATTGCAGAAGCTATCGGCAAAACTGCTCGCGGTGTTAAAACTATGTTGACTCGTCGTGGTATCAGTGTTGCTGACTACGATGGTGCTAACAAAAAAGAAAAAGCCGCTAACTAATTTAATTTAGTAAGTCAGCTTTACGCCTCACATTTTTTGTGGGGCTTTTCTATGTCATTGAGGGGGAACTTTGAACATATCTAGTGCATTAATTAAGGAAGTAATCGTTTGTGGAGATGCGGACACTTGGACGTATATTCGCAAGGCGTACTTGCCTTCGTCTTATCATCGCGTTCATGGCGAGATAGATAAGCACTTAGATAAGTACCATAAGATCCCTTCCTTTGAAGACCTAAAACTTTCTATCCGTGACAAAACCACGAAGGAAAAAGTTTTAGCTATTGAATCTACTCCTGATCACGGTATTGATGCTTGGACTCTGCTAGAGTACTTGAAGAATGAATACGCTCAGAAGGAGATTTTGGATGATCTCGAAGACTATATCGAGAACACCGTACTATTTGCAGATGCCGAAGAGTCAGTCAATGCGTTGCACGAGATTGTCTTAGGCATCGAAGAAAAAGTAGACTTAGAGCAGCCACAAGAGAGTATGCAACGTATTCCCTTGTTTGAGCCAGAAGATGAACTAGCCAAATATGTGGCTCTCGGTCTCAATAGTGACTTTGATGAAAACATCAAGTTCTCGCCTAAAGATTTAATTCTTGTAGGCGGTAGACGAGGTGCAGGTAAGTCTCTTACCTGTGCCAACCTTGCACACAATGTGTATGAGTCAGGGCGGTCTGCTGTTTATTTCACTATCGAAATGGACAGTCGTCAGACCCTACAGCGTATATGTGCAGTAGCTACTGGAGTGCCCTTTTCTCGAATCCGCAATAAAAATCTCTCAGTTGTGGAGTGGGAAAAAGTGGCTGGCTGGTGGGCAGGTCGCTTCCAGCATGGTCAGGAACTAATGAAAGAGTACCGCGAGCATCGTGACTTTGAGCGCCTGCATCATGATCTATCTAACAAGTCTGTTCTTCTCCCAGACAGACAGGTTGACGTAGTTTATGATGCAGGTCTCACGCTCTCTCGTATCAGAGCAGAGCTTGACAAAAAAGTCAAGCAGATGAATGTCGGTATTGTCATTGTGGACTATATTAACCAAGTTCGCCGTTCCAACCAACCCGCACGAGGCGGACAGTATGACTGGACTGAACAGATTGAAGTAAGTAAGGCACTCAAGTCTATGGCTCAGGAGTATGAAGTACCTATCTTCTCTCCTTACCAAACTGATGCAACCGGCGAAGCACGCTTCGCAAAAGGAATTCTAGATGCTGCAGACGCAGCCTTCGCACTAGAAACCTGGGATCACTCAGATAATTGTATTACTTTTAACTGTGTAAAAATGCGTAACGCAGCTATGACCAACTTCACTTCAGTGGTAGATTGGGAATCGTTACGAATTGGTCCTGAATCAGCATTGACACCAAAAGAACGTGACGAGTCATCCCACAAGACTGGCGAGTCTATTGATGATCTCTAACTGCAAATAGTTCTTGACAAACTCCTCTCATTAATGTATAATATGTATATATTTGAATGAGGGGAGTTTTTTTTATGATTGTACATGGTTCAATGTCTCACACCTACTCTGGTCGCCGCAAATCTAAAGTATCGCGCAGCACTAGCAAGTATCGTCCTGTTACTCGTGGCGCAGACAAGCCTACATATTCTAACTATCGCGAGACGCCTAACTATCCGTCCGCTGACATCAAATCTATTAATACTAGTGTATCTCGTGACGCAGAGATCAAGCGCGAGATTTCTAAATCTTTTACTGTAGCCCCTGCGTATAACAAAGGCGCTTACCAGGTTATTTCTCGCGACAATGTAAAGGATATCGGTCGATGAATGTATGGATCAACACACTGCTAGAAGAAGCAGAGTATTATTTTGCCGTGAATGAGTTTGAAAGTGCGGACGCTGTACTCGATGAAGCAGGTAGATATAGACACTTAATGGACTTAGAGACTGTAACACGAATGGAATCTTTAAGAATTGAAATTGAATATAAGTTGCGATACGAATGACAGTTGAAGAATTACTTAAAAAGAAAAACATTCAATATATTCCTAAAGGCGCGGATTATGTTATTTCGTGCCTAAATCCTGCACACCCTGATAAAAACCCAAGTATGCGAGTAGATCAGGTCACAGGTATCTTTAACTGTTTCTCTTGCGAGTTCAAGGGAAACATCTACACACACTTCGGGCAGAAACCAAATGCATTACAACTTAAACGTGAATTTCTTAAAAGAAAAATACAAACAGTCCGTGCGCAAAGTGTCGGACTACCTTTCCCTAAAGGGTACCGCCCTTATAAAGGCAATTGGAGAAATATTAAGCCAGAAACCTACGCCCAATTTGAGGCATTCGTATCTGAACAGTCTGATGATGGAAGCAATGCTTTTAGTAACCGTCTTGTATTTCCTGTACGCGATCTTTCAGGTGATATTGTAGCCTTTATTGGTAGGCACACAGGCGGCGGTACTCCTAAGTATCTCAATTACCCTACGGGCGTAAAAATGCCTTTATTCCCAGTAGCTAAACCGATTAATAGTACAGTTATCCTAGTAGAAGGCATCTTTGATATGCTTAACTTACACGATAAAGGATTGACTAATGCGGTATGCTGCTTTGGAGTAAAAAACGTAACCGAAGACAAGTTATCAGTCTTACAAATGAGCGGGGTTGAGCACATTGATATCTTCCTCGACAATGACGAAGCCGGAGACAAAGGTGCCCAGCTTATCGCAAACTTATGCGATGAAATGGGACTACAACACCGTAGAATACGCTACGGTAACAAAGAAACTGATGCGGGCGCAATGTCCGATATGCAAGTAAAACGATTGAAAGAACAATTATACTCATAGGAGAGTACATATGACGAGCCCAAAGGTTGCTCTAATAGAAACCAAACCAAGTAGAACTGATTTTGTACGTGAATTTGACAATGCATTTGAGTTTGACCGCTTTTCGCTAACTTCAGATGCTTCACTGAAAAAAGTATTAAAACGTGACGTAGACATTCAAATTAACACTGATGATTACGACTGGATTATTGTTGTAGGTAGCGAGCCTCTCAAGTTTTATACTACCGTAAACTCTATCACAGAGTATGCGGGTAAAAAAGTAGACGAGAAGTATCTGCCAATTATTAACCCTGCTATGCTTGCCTTTAAACCGGAGGCACAGAAGACCTGGGACAATGCCAAGGCTGCAATTATTGATTATATTTGCAATAACAAACAGGACGTGGTGATTGATGAAAGTATTGCTTTTGGTATTGAAGACACAGCAACAGCAAATGCCTTTATTAGAAGCGCGATTGAGGCTCCTAAACCTTATATTGCTCTTGACTCGGAAACCACAGGATTATATCCCCGTGATGGCTATATGCTTGGTATCTCCCTAGCATATGACGATAAGAAAGGCGCATATATTAACACTGAGTGCTTTGACGAAGAGACAGAAGCACTATTACAAGAATTATTTGACAAGAAAACGGTAGTATTCCATAATGCTAAATTCGATATGGCGTTTTTCGAGTATCACTTTAACTTCCGTTTTCCTAGCTTTGAAGACACAATGCTTCTGCACTACTTAATTGACGAGAACCCAGGCACTCACGGCCTGAAAAAGTTGTCTATGCAGTATACTCCCTACGGAGACTATGAGAAGCCAATGTATGATTGGATTCAGAACTATCGTAAACAATATGGCATTTTGAAAGAGCAATTCACATGGGATCTTATTCCATTTGACATTATGAAACTCTACGCGGGGATGGACGCCTTGTGTACTTTCTTGATTTACGAGAAGTTTGTAAAAATTAAACAAAATAAAAACTTGCGCTGGGTATATGAGAACATTCTAATCCCGGGCACTCGGTTCCTGACCAACATTCAGGACAATGGCGTACCGTTTAATCGCATGAGACTATTACACGCTCAAGAGACTATGCAGAACGATATTGATGTTGCGATTGCAAAGCTGTACGAAAATCCAAAAGTTAGTAAGTGGGAAGAAATTAATGGAAAATCTTTTAATCCTAATAGTACTATGCAGCTTCGTAGTCTTTTGTTTGATTACTTGGGTCTCTCGCCAACTGGTAAGAAAACTGGAACTGGCGCGGAATCAACAGATGCAGAAGTTCTCAAAGAACTTTCAGAAGACTCCGACGTACCAGGACTTATTCTGGATATACGCCAGAAATCCAAAATTAAAAACACATACCTCGATAAAATTATACCACAGCTTGATAAAGATTCTAGGTTACGCACAGGATTTAATCTTCATGGTACTACTAGTGGCCGTCTCTCTTCAAGCGGGAAACTTAATATGCAACAATTGCCTCGCGACAATCCTGCCGTAAAAGGATGTATCAAGGCCGCTCCAGGACATAAGATTGTTGCAATGGACTTAACAACCGCAGAAGTATATGTTGCTGCGGTGCTTGCAAAAGATGAAGCTCTTATGGAAGTATTCCGATCAGGAGGCAACTTCCACAGTACGATTGCTCACAAAGTATTTAAACTGCCCTGCGCAGTAGAAGAAGTTGTAGACCTGTATCCTGATAAGCGTCAGGCTGCAAAAGCCGTAACATTCGGTATTATGTACGGAGCTGGACCTGCTAAGATTTCTGAGCAGGTAACTAAAGATTCTGGTAAGTTATTTACCAAAGGTGAGGCTCAAGAAGTTATTAGCGAATACTTCAAAACTTTCCACAAACTCAAAGCGTGGATTGACGATAACCAAAAGTTTATCGAGCAGAATGGATTTGTATATAGCTTCTTTGGCCGTAAACGGAGATTACCAAATGTTGCCTCTACAGACAAAGGAATCAAGAGCCATAGTATTCGTTCTGGTCTTAACTTCTTGGTGCAGTCTACTGCATCTGACATTAACCTTCTTGGTGCGATAGATATGGAAGCATGGATTCGTGCAAACAAAAAGAAAGCACGCATCTTTGCACTAGTACACGACTCGATTCTAGCAGAAGTTCCAGAGGATGAAGTAGAAGAGTATTCTGAAAGACTAGCACACTTTATTCAAATGGATCGCGGAGTAAATATTCCCGGTGCTCCCGTCGGTTGTGATTTTGAAATAGGAGAAGACTACTCTATGGGCAAATTCGAGAAGCTATATGGTAGTGACGTTTAGAGAAATTGATAAAATTGACTTTCCAGTGTATCTGCTTCCGTCAGATAACTGGGAAGTCATAGATGGCCTAGTATATGTAGATGGTTATTTACTTGATGATCGAAATATGCCAGGAAAGTCTATCGGCATAAGGAGATTGCAGACTCCAATGCGAGACCTTTTAGAAATCAAAAAATCAATTAGTACTATAGTTGGTTTAGCTAAGCAGTCTGGCAATGCTCCTTATGTTGATACTTCTGGTAAGTTATTTATTTACGAGAAAACTCTTAAATGCAGACTCAAATATCATAAGATTACTGCAATAGAACGTAAAGAAGTAGCTACCAGAATTACAGTGCAGGGTGTAGACACTGCATTTCGAGTTCCCCGCCCTCCACATCCCGACGTGGAATGGGCGGGGGTATTATACTTCCACGGACTGCCTTGGAAGTTATATGAGTTTTCAGTAGATAGAAAGCCTGATACTCACAGAAAAATTTAGGTATATGAAAAGAAAAAAGAAAACACTAGCTGGCGCTAGTATGGAACTTTGCGAAATTGAACCCTTAACCGCTAACCAGGTCAGAGCCTTTGAAAGTGAAAAGAACTTAGTTCTTCATGGCATCGCTGGGACAGGCAAGACCTACATCTCATGTTACTTAGCATTTGATGATATGGCAAAAGGATTATACGATCAATTAGTAATCATAAGGAGTGCAGTACCTACACGTGATATGGGCTTTTTACCCGGCTCAGATAAAGACAAAGCAGCAGTATACGAAGAACCTTATAAGGATATCGCTGTAGAGTTATTTCAACGCGGAGACGCTTACGAAATTCTCAAAACCAAACGCCTAGTTCATTTTATGACTACCTCATTTATTCGCGGGGTAACTCTAAAAGACTCGGTAATCATCATTGATGAATGTCAGAATATGTCCTTCCATGAGCTAGATTCTATTATTACGCGAGTGGGAGAAAATTGTCGAGTTATCTTCTGTGGCGATTTTAGACAGACAGACCTGACAAAACACAGTGAGAAACAAGGGCTGTTGGACTTCTTGAAAGTTCTAACAGAAATGGAAGCCTTTGACATGATTGACTTTGAAATTAAGGATATTGTGCGAAGTGACTTCGTCAAAAAGTATATCATAGCTAAGACCGACTTAGGATTCTAATGAAAAAAGCAGTTATCAGTAACCGAATCTACTTAGAAGTAGACGCAGATTTAAAGGACGCTATCTCCAAAGAGCTAACGTATACAATACCTGCGCGGGGTCCAAACGATCCTCCACAGATCATTAAAAACATGATCAGGATTCGTAGTAATTTGGTTTCGATACCTGTTGGACGCACAGACCTAATTCCAGACGACTATGAAATAGTTGATAAACGCATTACCAAGCCAGTTGACTTTCCTGAATTTAAGTTTGAATTACGGGAAAGTCAACAGGAGGTCTATGACGCTCTAGATGAAAACTGCATTATTAATGCTTGGGTATCTTGGGGTAAAACCTTCACGGGGTTGGCAATCGCGGGCAAATTAGGGCAAAAAACGTTGGTTGTAACTCATACCGTTGCACTACGAAACCAGTGGGCTAAGGAAGTACGCAAAGTGTATGGAATTGAACCTGGGATTATCGGGTCAGGTGAGTTTAATGTAGAGCCTCCAATAGTTGTCGGAAATACTCAGACACTTTATCGCAATATTGATAAAATTAAGAATCTTTTCGGCACTATTATCCTCGATGAGATGCACCACGTTTCTAGCCCTACATTTGCTAAAATTATCGACACTAACTACTGTAGGTACAAGATAGGGCTATCTGGCACTATTGAAAGGAAGGATGGAAAGCACGTAGTTTTTCGTGATTACTTTGGGTCTAAGCTGTTTCAGCCCCCTAAAGAAAACTTCCTAACGCCTACCATACACACTTATAGGTCAGAAGTAAGATTTATGGACGGCGCTAGCATT